CGTTATGTGTCTTTGACTGCGCGAAGCTGCCGCCGCCACTGTCCGACGTGAGCGTCTGCCCGAGGACTGCCTTGCTGATCTGCTCGTCGCAATAGCGCGCGAGCCTCTCATATAAGTCGGTCGTCGAGGTCTTGTCGCTGTTCTTGAACTCGATTTCTGTGCCGTCCGGGATAATGCCCGCCGCGTCTGTCCCAATCTGGACAAGAGCCTCCATGAGCGCCTTTTTGTCTGCCTCGCTTGCGCCCTGTGCGTACTTGCCGAGGCGGAGCGGCATCCCGAACACTTCGCAAAAACTGACCCAATCCTTGAGGTCGTAATTTTTGAAGAGGTAGCACCACGCGACGACCCTCAGCACGCCCGCCCGGGCCGGATGCCCGGAGCGCGCCTTGTAGCGGTGGACGATAAACTTATTCTCCGGGAGGAGGATTCCCTCCGGGGCGTCCTGCGTCCTGACCTTGAAGTCGTCCTCGTCGTCCCAGAAAAACCGCTTTTGATGTCTGCATCGGATGTCGTTGACCGTTGTCCGGCCTTCCTCGAATCCCCACATGATTTCGGAGACCGCGATGCCCTTGCCGACCGCGTCGAGGAGGTCGAGCATGACGTCCTCAAAACTCTCGATACTGTTGAGCTCGCTCTCGATGAACTCGGCGATCTCTTTGTCACGCTCGTCGTCGCTGTCGAAGGGAATGACCTCATAGTCGAGGCCCGTGACCGCGTTCTTGCGCGTCTGAAGCTGTGAAAAAAGGTGAGGGTCTTTCTCCTCCATTTCCTCGAAAAGCTCCGCCTGACGCATGATGTCCCCGGCGTCTGCCTCCTTGAAGATGTTCGCGAGGCGCTGCGGCGTGAGCCCGTTCGACGGATAGCTCGAATATTTGTCTTGTATCTGTGCGACCGCGACCTCATGGAAGTCCGGCCTCCTGATTGCCGGGGCCGGGGCCTTCATCGCTTGCCGTTGCTGTTTGTTCTTCTTTTTACTGCTCAATGCCTCGCCCCCTTAATATCCGCCGTGCCTGAATCTGAGGGCCCGGCTGATGACTGATTTATAATCGACTTTTGTCCCGACTGTCACGCTCCGCGCAAGTTTGACCGCCATCTCGAGGCCGTCCGGCGCGTCGTCGTGTGCTCCCATCGGGTACTCGGACATTTGCTTCAGGAGCTCCTTGTGACGCTTCGAGAATTTGATGTAGCCATTCTTGACGAAGGGCTGCAAGCTCTGAATCCTGACGTCCTTGTTCTGTATGCTTTTGATCTCCTCGATCGGGAGATATTCCCCGGCCTCTGCCGAGCGTTGAACCATGATGTCCTTGAAATATGCCTGAAACTGTACCGTTTCGACGCCGAACTTCGTGAAGGGCTTTTTATACTCCCGCTTGAGCCTCCGGCTCGTTTCGATTGCGTCCTCGATGATAACGTCCGGCTTGCGCCTCTCCACGGAGGCGATGACAACGT